CAGTTACAGGGTAATAGAGCTAGTATATTGATCTCAGACGATGTGGAGGGCTTACAGAACAGTGCTACAGAGCTTATGAGAGCTAAACTACTTGCTACTGTGGCTGAGTATGATGCTATCTTACAGACTAATAGTGATGCACAGATCATTATGTTAGGTACTCCTCAGAGTGGAGAGAGTATTTACAATAAGATGAGAGACAAGGGCTTCAGGACTATTGTATATCCTGCTAGGTATCCAGAGGACATAGAGTTGTACCAAGGTACTCTTGCTCCTCATATCAGTCAGCCACTAGAAGAAGGTAAAGTACAAGTAGGTGATTGTACGGATGTAAGGTTTACAGACCTAGACCTTGTAGAGCGTGAAGCAAGTATTGGTAGGAGTTGGTTTAGGTTGCAGTATCAGCTAGATACTACTCTTAGTGATGCTGATAAGTTCCCATTAAAGTGTAGTGACTTCATAGTACATGATTTAGACCTTCATAAAGCCCCTATAGGGCTAACGTATGGCTCTAGGAGAGACTTAATCGTTGAAGACATACCTAATGTAGGGTTTACTGGTGACTGCTTCTACAGAGCATCACATATAGACTCAGAGTATGTTCCGTATGAGTATAGTGTTATGTCTATTGACCCTAGTGGTAGAGGTAAGGATGAGACAGGCTATGCTGTTATTAAGCAGTTACATGGGCTTATTTACATCAGTGAGGTAGGTGGCTTCCATGGAGGGTATACACCTGAAAATTTAGTACATCTCGCTCAGATAAGCAAGAAGCACAAGTGTCAAGTGATGGTTGTAGAGAGTAACTTTGGTGATGGTATGTTTAGTGAGTTGCTTAAACCTATACTTAAGAGTATACATCCCTGTTCAGTAGAAGAAGTAAGAGCAAGTAAGCAGAAGGAATTGAGGATTATAGACATTATAGAGCCTTTACTTAACCAACACAAGCTAGTAATAGACGCTAGTTTAGTTAAAAGAGACGTTAAACAAGGGGTTCAAGACCATAAACTACTTCCTTATTCCCTAATACATCAATTAACACATGTAACTAAGGATAGAGGTAGCTTATATCATGATGATAGGTTAGATGCTCTAGCCCTTGCACTAGGGTTTATAGTAGAGAATGTAGGTGTAAGTAATGAAGATGCTCTAGAAAGATACAGAGAAGAGATGCTAGACAAGGACTTAGAGGACTTTATGAATGGTATAGGGATTAGAGGAAGAGCGGGTAAGCCTAACTTCTTAAACTCCTTTACTACCCTTGCTTAAAGTAGTGTAAGTGTTTGATGTGTAAGGGGAAGTAGGAAGTTATACACATGTTATCCACAGGGAAGGGATTAAAGGACACTATATTGTAGAAGATTAATATCCTAGTTGTTATTATATTGTCTACTTTAGTTTAAACCCCCCCTGACGATTGAAGCTCTGGAAAGAAAGCTCAAGATGAAGTACAGTACTTAGGGGGTACACGTGTATTACCCCTTGCTTGTACAGTCTAGTAAAGGGGTAAAGAATGTACTAAAAGTCTTATCTTACTCAGATACCCATGTATTACTTTAACTTTATCCTTCGTGTCTTTATGAAAGCAATATATGCTAGAAGTGTGTAAGTGTAATAAATGAAGGGGGGGCATGAGTATTGTTTACAGTAAGTAAAGACAAGTAAGTAGTAGCTTAGTGCTACAAACATTTAATACACGTGTACCCCCCTTCAAATTAAAGATAGAAGAAAGTCTAAGATGAAGTAATAGTTATACTTAAACTTAAGTAATAGTAGTAGTAAGAACACTACTACTCCTACTACTTACTTATTGTTTTAAGTATTCTTACTTATTGTTTTACGAGGTGTAGAAATAAGAGATAACATATTCTTGATTAAGTATCCCCCACAGTCTCCGTACTTATGTCAGGGGTATGTTATCCCTTATTCCTACTCCTACTACTTGCTTATTGTTTAAAGAAGATTTATTTAAAGTACTGGCTTAGGTTAGAACTTACCCGACAAGGACTTTATAGAATAAGCAGGTAGAGAGTGGGATTATTCCCCACATGGTCTAAAAATGGTAGAAAAATGTCTGGGGGTATTATATAGATAGGCGAGCCGTTTTCCCCCATGCCCTTCTTTAAATAGTTTTAAAAACTTCTTGACAATGTGGTGAAACTATGGTAGCGGTTATAAATTCCAGCACTACCACAATGCAATACATAAGTCAAGTATTAATTTATTTAATTATTGTGTGAATTTATGTGTGTATTTATGTAAATAAAGCTTGACATGCTAAAGTTATTAGAATATTTAAAAAACAAATTTTTGCTATCTGTTGTGTACAAACAACAAGTGTTGCGTACAAACAACAACTATTCTTCGTATATAATAAGGAGTAATAATTAATTTAAAATAAATGAAAATAAAAGTTGACAAATTCTTAAAACTTGCTAAACTAGACACAACTTAAATAAATTAATAACTTAACTAAAAGGATCAAATTATGTTCAATTATATAGAACTTATTAAAATGTATGAAGCGGGATTAATGAGCAAAGAAGAAGTAAATACAAGGATCGGTATTATTAACATGGGATCAGATACAACTTTTGAAAAAGAAGTAAAATAAAACTTGACAAATTTTTCAAACTGTTTTAAACTTTAATCACACTAACAAAAAGGTAAATAATAATGTTAAATTCTAAACGTACAAAAATGCAATATTCAAAAGAAGTACAACTCTGGCTAGACAAAGGTAATAAAATTACTATAGATAAACCAGTATATAATCGTAAACAAGTAAAAGAAGAAAAAATAAGAAAATTGCAGTCTGAATTAACCACAAAAAGCAACAAAGAAGGTACAATAATTCAATATAAAACATCACTGGCTACTGTATTAACAAGGTTAGAGGATATTTTGACTAAAGCAACCACGGCAAAAATAGAAAAATGGGCTAACGTTTATACTTTTATGGCTTATAATATGACTGCCAATGTATATAACTATAAGAATGAATACTTGGAAAAATCAGGGTTTGCAAGTTTTAAGTAAATAAATACTTGACTTGCTTAATTAATCAATATACAATTAAGTAAGTCAAATTTTTAAACTAACTAATTAAAAAAAGGTAAATCATGAAAATAATAATAGGATTAGTACTAGTGGGAATTGTAGGGTTGCTATCATCACTTTATTATTTATATTGTACAGTTAGCGTTTTATCTAACTTATAAAAAGATTTGACAATTTAAAAAAACTGTTTTAAACTTAACTTAAAAAAAGGGTATAAAAAAATGACAAATTTATTAACAAAACAAACGGCAAAATTATCTAAAACCCAAACAGATAACACACAATCGGTTATAATGTACTTAGACCCAACCTATAATAATCAGGTATGTAAGGCTAAAACCAAAGGTTGCTCAAAAGGTTGTCTTATTAATAGCGGACGTATGATTATGAAAAGTGCAGTTCAAGCACGTTATAATCGTACAGAATTATACTTTAATAATAAAGAAGTTTTTAATGCTGTGTTAGTAGGGGAATTATATTCAGAATTGTACAAGGCAAATAAGAATAATAAAAAACTAGCAGTTCGGTTAAACGGAACAAGTGATTTAGACTTTACACATATATATAAACAATTTCCAACAATTCAATTTTATGAGTACACAAAAAGACCTGATCTGGCTAGAAATTTATCACTGTTAGACAATGTACACATTACATTTTCAAGGTCAGAAGTAACAAAAGACACAACAATAAACAAGCTAATTAATAAAGGTATTAATATAGCGGTAGTCTTTACCAAAGAAGTGCCAAAAACTTACAAGGGCTTAACTGTAATAGATGGGGATAAACATGACCGAAGATTTGAAGATAAACAAGGGCAAATTATAGGTCTTAAGTTAAAAGGAACAAAAGAAGCTAAAAATCATGCCATTACGACTGGTTTTAGTGTATCACTATGATACTATTAATTATCATCTTAGGTTTAACCCTTTTTTCTTTACTACTCAAAATATGGTGGGCTTTATGAAGTATACAAAATACCTAAAACTACAAGCAAGTAAACAAGCAAGTAAGGAAGTAAGGCAAGCTAAAAAAGACAGAATTAAATATAAAAATAGCTTGATCTATTAAATAAATTAAGGTACAATTAAGTAACTTAAAAAGGGAGTAATTAACGTGAGCATAAAAACATTTAAGTGTAAAAACTGCAACTTGCCTTACCCGTTAATATCAGAAGGTGGTCAGTTAGGCAGTAGTGAGTGCCTAGCTTGTTATACTAAACGCGTAACAAAAGGCTTATTTATATCTAAAGATGAAGATGAAGATTACCAAAAAACTTTAGACAGCCTAAAATATTGGGAACTTTAAAATAAATTAAATAAAAACTTGACTAATCAATAAAACGTGATATAGTTAACTAACTAAAACAAAAAGGTAATTAAAATGAAAACTTACAAATTCTTCAAAGAACTAGCACAAGTAGAAAGGGACGCAGGCTATACAATTGATGACGTTCTAATGAGTGACAATACCCTCTTAAGAATAGAGGAGCTTTACGGTCAAAATAGCGCGAGCTACTTAATGGAAGAGAGCTATAACAACCATGTAAAAGAAATGGTATTCGGATCAGACAACCCTGAGAACTGGAATTATTAAGTATTTATTTTAATTAGCTTTACTTTTACGGTAAAGTGTTACAAACTAAACTAACTAAACAAGGAAACTAAAATGAAACAACAAAACAAAGCAGTAGCAGAAAATCATAGTTCTATGAGAGCTAACATCTACATTATGCCACGTACTACTAAGGGTGGTATCTTTAAGATGCAAAAGATGGTAAGCAAACGTGTGGGTGAGCATCTAGGAATCAATCCTACTGCACAAGGGGTATATATGTTCCGCAAAACACTAGGCACAAGTAGCGTCAAAAGAGCAAGACGTGAGCGCGACTCACTGCTTGACTATATTGCAGGCTTGCATGGCAAAGATGGTGATAGAGCAATGCCACGCTTTAACAACCCTGACCACTTAACACCCCTTCTAAAACGTGTTAGTGATGTCATTGTAGAAGAAAGGGAACAACAGCACAACCTAAGTACGCTGAGTCGTATGATGGTATCTTTAAAGGAAGAAGTATCTTCATTAGGTGTTAAAAGGAAGGAAGCCATCACACGTATTGCAGAGTGGGAGGTATAGTGAATGAAACTAATTATTACTCTTACTTGTCCTAAAATCAAGTATAAGTATCTGCGTAGAGCGTCAGGGCTTATGTTCTACCCTACGGATCATGACAACTTGATACTTAAAATGTTTCCTAAACTTAGTAAGGTTGAACTAGTAATCAATTCACCTCACACCCTTGACGCAGGAGGAGAATGGTGGGACAATGTACATGATGCCGTAATTAGGGACAAGCTTCACTCCTTCATCCACGTGATGAATACATGGGGCGTTACTGAAAATAGCTACACTTTCACTATTGGAGAATAGAATGAGCTATATTAAATATCACTTTTCAGATTGGAAAGGAAGGATGCCATCACAGGCAGGGTATGAAGGAGAGGATGATTACCCAAAGCAGTACAAGGTAACACCCTTACCTATCCCTGATACTTACGTTAGTAAGAGCAGAGAGTATAAAGTCTACGCAAATATACAACACAAGGAAAATAAATAATGGACACACAAACAAGATTAGCACTAAGAACCGCCCTTATTGAACAAGCTGTAAGAGTATGGTTTACCAAAAAGGACGGAACACAGCGTAAGATGCTATGTCAGCTTAGAGTCAATAGAGATGTAGGTATTGTAGAGCGTTTAAGGGAACTAGAGGAGATATGCCCTATTGATCCTTTAAACAAAAAGGCGTGGACTGTATACTCGCTCGAAGATGACGGATACAGGCGTTTTAATGTAGATAGTATTATAATGGCTACTGCTATAACTACTGATGAATCTATAGTGTCTACTAAAGAAGATGAGTATATAGAAGCTTATGAAGAGTTTAAAAAATCACTCTAAGGAGAAGTAATGGACTTAGTAAAGGAGCAGAACAGATTAGAAAACGAACAGCTAGTAAGTAGTAGGCTGAAAGTATTAAACCAGTTTACTTCTTTACTAGCTAAGGGAGGAGGATCAGACACGCCTGAAGGTATGGCATTAAAACGCTTAGGAATCAAGAGGTTAAGTAGTTCTATAAAAGAATACCTTAATGCTGAAATTAGAGGGAAAGGGAGCACTAAGCGTAAGCCCTTACTAATATACAAAGGAAGGGAAGAAGAGCTAGCACTGCTGACTATAACTAGTGTTCT